CTGGAACAGGTGATGGCGCGGATCAAGCCCGCGACGTTCGTGCTAGACCCCGGCGACTACAAGGACAAACTGCCGCCGTGCAACGTCGTCGAGGTGCGCACCACGTTTGCGGATCGTGCGCCCTACGAGAAGATGAAGCGCGACTATGTGGTCAAGTTTGGCGATGACCGGGTGATAGCCCAGAACGCCGCCGCGGTGACGACCAAGCTGCAACAGATGGCGTCGGGGTTCGTCTACAACCGCGAGGCGGGCGACAAGTCGATCTGGTTCAGCGACCACAAGTTTGACCGGCTGGCCGAACTGTTGGACGAGAACCAGCGCGCCAACACCATCGTCGTCTACAACTACCAGGAAGAACTGGCCGAACTGAAGCGCCGGTTCCCGCACGCCGCGACGATTGACGAGCCAGACGCCATTGCGCGCTGGAACGCGGGCAAGATCGAACTGTTGCTGATCCATCCTAAGTCCGCGGGCCACGGCCTGAACCTACAGCACGGCGGCTGTCACATGGTGTTCGTGTCGCTGCCGTGGTCGCTGGAGTTGTACGAGCAGACAGTTGGGCGGCTACACCGCGGCGGGCAACCCCATGCGGTCTGGGTCTACGTCATGCTGACCGATAAAACGATTGACGAACGCATCTGGGCATCGCTTCACGACAAGCGCGCGGTGTCAGACATAGCTATGGAGGAACTGAAGAATGATTAAGGTAGACTGGCGATCACTGGCGGCGGCGCTGAACACGTTGTCTGAGGAAGAAATAAAGGAACTGCTGGATATTGAGATGGAAGCGCAGCAGCGCCCGTCCATCGTCAGGCGTTTGCATCAGCGGTTTACGATGCTGCGATCCGCGCGGGAGCGCGCTGAACTGATGGCGAGGCTTGCGGCATGACCGACGCAGTAAACCCAGACCACTACAAGGTCGGCGGCATGGAGACGATTGATTACCTCCAGGCCAAGCTATCGCCAGAGGAGTTTGCGGGCTACTGCCGGGGCAACGCGCTGAAGTACCTTAGCCGCGCCGGTCACAAGGACGCTACGGCGCAGGAAATCGGCAAGGCTATTTGGTATCTGGAACGCTGGCGGGGCAGTCTTGCTCGCACAGACAAACCCATTGGCTGTTGTGGGCTTCAATCGCCTTGCGCGTCTCCGACGAATCCAGCAAGCTGTCGTACCCGATTGGACGAGCAATTGAGCAGTAGCTATTGACGGGCGCGGGCGCGGTCGAAACGGTTGCGCAGCCGCTCATCGCGGGTAGGGTCAGGCACAGCGATAGCCGCCTCGCCCAGTTCGATTTGGCGCTGTAGGGCATCTTCCGCTTCCTTCAGGGCTTCCTGCCGTCCCTGCTGCTTCCATCGCTCTTGATCGAAATAGGCAAACGCCCGTTCGATAAGCGACAGCAGGGACGACAGAAATTTAATCACTTGGCTTTTTCTGCCAAGACGATAGCGACCAGACCAGCAACGGCAGCGACAGCCGACGATGCAGCGGAGTAGAGGTCGCTGGAGACGCCGAGCGCCAACGCCAGACCGGACAGGCCAGCGTAGGTCGATGGCTCTTTGAGCCGGAATAGAACGAAGTTTACGATAGACATATTAAGTTCCTTTCGGGTATTGCTTCCAAGGCAGTTCCCAATGCGGGCCATCCCTGAAAGTTCGCCAGCCGCCGCCCCAAACGAGCGGGACATTCTCAACCGCCGCAGCGGCCTTTACGATCTTGGCCAGCCGGTGATACAGCGGCCAGTCCCACGATACGCCATCGCCCACCATCGGCGCAAGATCGACGGCATGGCCGGTCAGGTGGCGGCTGTTCATCGTTTTGGTGGCACCGTTCTTCATTAGCACCTTCTGCCGCTCTAACGTCCGCAGCCCTTCCAGTACTGTGAAGTCCAAGTCAGACATCGCCGCCGCACGCTTGACGACGCGCACCAGATCAGGGTGAACATCCTGCAAGCGTGATAGCGAGCGCGGGCCTAGAACGATGCTCATCAGCCCATCTTCAGAATGATCGTCAACAGCATGGCGATGATGAACCCAGCGACGGCAATGCCGACGCCTTCGAGGCGTTTTAGCCTGGCGCACAGACCGTCGTAGCGCAGCGCGCACACTTCTTCATGGGTCTGCAATCGCGCTTTGGTCTCGTCGATTTCGGCCATGATGGGTTCCGTTACCTTGGGTTATTTGCGCGCTGTTGCGCCAGCACGTTTTGCTGCGCAATCGGCGATAAGACGTAATAGCCTGGCGGCTTGGAGGCGACGCCGCTGGCGCTTGCAAGCGCCCGTTGCGCTTGGGCGCGTGTCATCTGGTTCGCAATTCCTCTGGCCCCCGCGCCAGTAAGTTGCGCTCCGCCAACAGCCGCCGCCGCGGTAGGTGATAAAGTAGCCAGCCCGCCATACCCAGCACCATAAACAGGTAGTTGTGAACCGAACAAACGCGAACTAGGCGCTATCTTGCCTAACGCCATCAAACCTTCTTGCGTTATAGTACCCTTGGCAACTTTCTTAATAAGTTCCTGCGTAGGCTTATCAAATCTTGATAGCTTGCGTTCATTGCCCGCTATCTTGGTAAACTCTGACCGCAACACCGACGCGAATTGTCTAGGGTTTTCTAATTTTTGTGATTCGTCGGTTGCCTTTTTAAACGCGTTTTCTAGCGTCTCTGTCTGGTATCCCTTTGACCGCACGGCGCGGGCTTGGTTGAGCAGCGCGCTGGCCGTAGCAGCGTCGCCAGACGTTGTCTGCGCAGGCGTCAACGTCCCCATGAACTCGTCAATGGTATCGTCGAGCGCCTTAACGATAGCACGCTCTTCGGACGTACCGCGTTTTCCGCCAGCTTCGCTATACGGCAGATCGCGGACTGACCGTCTGAACTTTTCAAGCATATCAAACGATATAGGTTTGTCAGCTTTCTTAGCGAACAAATCCAACGCTTCTCTTACCACTTTATCGGTATCGGGGTCATACTTTAGCGATTGCGCTTTTGTGCGGGCTGCGTTTGCCAAATCTGTCATGGTAGTCGGCGCAATGTTGACGTTTGCGGCCTCCATCTGCTTGTAGATTTTAGATGCCTCGCCTTTCAACGCGGCAGCCGGGATAGCCTTTGTCTTAGGCGTACCGGCCTTAAACCCTGCGCCGCCGCCAGCCAAGGAAAGACCCAGCAACGCCGCCGGGTTTGACACATCAAAATAGTTTGACGCAACGGACGGAGCAGCAGCCGCTCCTGCGCCTGCCGCGGTCTGCCCGCGTATGTTCTGGCCCATAAAACGCATGAAGTTTTGTGCTTGGGGTGAGGTTGCTTTGCCAGCCAAGGTCTGAAAAGCCTTAGCTTGGCCACCGCCGCCAGCAGCGCCGGACAGAATATCACCGAACACCTGTTCGCCTGGCGTCTCTGGTGCGCGGGCCGCGCCCATGCTTTGATACCCGCGCTGCATGGTTTCTGACGGCAGCGGGACACGCTGACCGTCAAAGAGCGGTGTGGCTAGGTTGTAGACGCTTGTGCCAAGATCGCCTAAGCCCAAAGCCAGCACACCGCCCGCAGCGCCAGGGATAGCGCCGACTCCGGCGAAAGGCGCACCCGCCATCGCGCCCATGCCCGCCGCAGTCGCGTAAGGCAGCAGCGCGTTGGCAGCAACACCAGCCACTTGCGTGGCCTTGTCCATGCCCGTGCGTGGAACTTTGGCGCGAGGCATTGCTTTTTGAACAACACCCAACCCAGCGTAAGGGTCTGCATCGCCCTGTTCGTAAGTGCCTAACCCGGCGTAAGGATCATTTTGTTTCATGGTCGGGTCATGATCCTTCCATCTGTGGTCTGCCAACGCTTAACGTTAGGGTTGGCGCGCACTTGTTCCGGCGTCAGAACCGGTACTACAGGTGTTTTGGTGGCTGCCTTACCCGTACCGTATAGCTCACTAATAGTATCTAGCTGGCTAATGGCGCTTTCGTAACCCTGCGTTGGGTCAGTCAACGCGTCCAAGGTCAATTGCAGTTCGACGTTAGAGTTCATTTCCTGCGCGCTCATGCCAGTAGCGTTTTTGATTGCCGTGGCCAGCAGCTTACGCGACCCCGTAATTTCATTCAGGGATGTATTGGCTTTAGTGCCAAATGCTCGTTGGACTTCACGGCCCGCGCCGGTTGTAGCCAAATAATCCATGACGTTTGCGCCTGCGCCCCGCGCCGACGAGGGGATAGCTTCTGCCTTGTTTAACGTCTCATATGCGTTGCGGATTTTTGTCAGCAGCGTATCTACCTGTCGCTTGGCGGGTATTTTCTTAGCTTGTTCAGCTTTAAGTTCCGCGGCTTTCGTAGCTGTTGCGGTAGCCGACGCCACCGCGGCGGCTTCCTCCGGCGTTTGCCGACCAGCGCGCGCTTCAGCAGCGACACGCGGCAGAGGCACCATTGCCGACCCCGGCAACGGTGACTGCGTTGGGTCACGTCCAACATACTGCGTGCCAACTCTGTTAGCGATCTGCTGCGGTGCCATAGCGTTGCCGTCAGGGCGATACACGGCGCTACGCATACCACCGCCCGGTGCAACCTTGATGCCGTTCTGCGCAAGGATCGCGTCGAGGGCGTCGGGCGTGATTCGAGGGTCTAGCTGGCGAAGCTGCTCGACAACATCCGCGCCAATCTGACCTGTCTGCTTTGCTTCCGTCAACGACGCCAGCAGCGCAGCCTGCGGGTCTGCGCCCTGCGGCTGACCGCCGGTAGCCGAGATAGGCCGAAACATACCCCCTGTCGGCGTCCGTGGCGCGGCCATTGGCTGCACACTTGCCGCAGGCGGCAAGGTCATGGTCGTTGGTGCTACGGGCGGCGCGCCAGCTATACTGCCTGTAGTAACCTCGTCGGCGCGGGGAGCGTTGACGCCCCCCGTCGTGATTGCAAAAGCTTTGCCGCCGGGGGCAAAGTTCAAAACAGTCGATGGGGTGGGGATAGTCTTATTGATGATCTGTTCAACAGTTCCGGCCAACATAAGCTGGGTCTGTCTATCCCCAGCTATCTTTTCCGCAGACGGCAAATATGCTGCCCAATCAGGAAGTAGTTGCGCGGCCCTAGCGCGCCATGCAGTTGCCGCGTTAATATTACCGGACTCAACCATACCCAAGTCATTCTTGAGCACGGAAGCCGCCTTAGAATCGCGATCCATTTGCGCGGCGGTTGCATCGGCTTCTGTTTTGGTTTGTATAAATGGCGCTTTAGCCGCTTCCCGTGCTTCGCCCGCCTGCGAAACTTTTAAAGCCTGCTCCGCTGTCGCAGTCTGGCGATCCAACGCCTGCTGCTGGGCCATGCGGTTAGCCATTTGGCCAGCCTGCTGCATAGCCGGGGCCAAGAAGTTACCCTGCTGCGGTGCGCGGGCCTGAAGGGCGATTGCTTGATTAGCCATTGTCCGTCCTTATTATCCAGGAAGACGTATATTGAACGCGTTTGTACCCGGCAGCATATTGTTACCGCTGCCGCCCAAACTACCTGCTGGCGCGCGCTTTAGATAGTCAATTTGCGCTTGATACAGCGGGTACGACGACGCCGCCTGCCCGATGCTGCTCAATGCGCCGCCTAGCGCGTTGGCGCTGCCGACGTAACCCGACGCGCGGGCCTGCCCTGCGTTCATCAGATTAGCTTGCTCATTCTGGCTCGACTGACCAATATTGCCGGTCTGCATATTAGTTGCAGACTGACCAGAACCCATCAACGACTGGAGCGGGTTCAGCCGCGCAGATCGTTCAACCTGATAGCGGTTAAAGGCGTTGCCATACTCTTGGCTGGCCAAGTCCTGTCCGAACCGCTGGATGCCCTTCAGCGTGCCGCCTGACAGCAGACCACCCCGCGCTGCTGCCGACCGCTCCAACGCCTTCATACCCTCCGACTGGCGGAAAGCGTAGCCTGGGTCTTGCTGGAACTGATCAGTACCAAACGGCTTGGCCAGACTGCCGTAGCCTTCAGCGGTCTTGTCGCCGCCGATACCCAGTAACTGCATGATCTGCTCTTGCGCGGTAAGCCCAGCTTGACGGAACGGCTCTTGCAGCCCGATCTGCCGCTCCAGCATTCGTTCGTTAGATGCCTGCGCTTCCCGCGAGGCTTGCTCTTGTGTTGCGGCGGCTTTCTTAGCGCCGCTTGACGCGAGAAGCCCGCCTCCAATAGCACCGGCTGCGCCGATCCCTGCTCCGATAGTCGCCGCGCCTGCCGAAGTGGCCGCAAAAGCTGCGATAGGTGCTAAGATAGGCATTGACTAAACTCCAAACCAAAAATCTTGTATGGTTTTCCAAATAGCTCTACTTCTTCACCTGTCGGCTTCAGACCCGCGCGGCGCGTATAAACCTCGACGTTCTTCTGATCCGACGGAACTTTAGTCCATACTCTATTGTCGCCGTTCTCGCGCGCAAAATCAAGCAACGCTTGTGCAGCATCGCGCGCCCATGCGCCGCGGCCCTCCGGCAATATAAACGTATGGATTTCATGAACACCCGGCACCGTCTGGGTAAGCCCAAACCCGCCGTGTTCACCCATCAAAAACCAGTTATCCGTGTCCTCGACCAGCGGCGTTACATCCGCAAAAGAGTCGCCCGGCCCAACATACGGGCGCACCGAGGGGTGGTTTACCACCTCGTTGATGCGCGCCGTATCAAAAGACCGCTCTAACATCAGCTAACCAGACGCCCCGAGGCGCGGATGTTGATGGCCGACGCCGTGCCTGCGATTGTGGAGATGAAGCCATTGTTAGGCAGGACGTGGCCGACCAGTTCCGGGAAAGTGTACGTCTCGCCAGCCTGAAGCGTCTTGGTCTTGACGATCAAGTTGTCATTGCCCGCGCTGCCAGCAGCCGTGACCAGGTTGACGCTGATCGTTGCCGGTACGGCGCTGTAGTTTGTCGCCGTGAACTTGTCGATGATCGTCTGCACGCCATTCGACGTGTACTGCGTGACTTGCGTGTTCTCCGCTGTCTTGGCGGGAATGATGTTGCTGATAGATACGGCCATACCTGTTCCTACTGCTCAGTCTGCGTAACGGCCAATATAACAGCAGGGGCTGCTGGTGCAAAGGCCGTCGCAGCAACGGTTGCGATGCTGACGTTAGTGCTATCCGCCGCGTACATGACTTCGATAAAGTCGCCTGCCAGCAGCGATACTACTTCGTTGAGTGATACCACCAGATAACCGTTGTTGAGCGTGATCGACGCGACCCGCGCGGAGTTGGGGATGTCAGTGGTATTGTTCTTGCGTAGCCAGACCCAAACAGATTTTTGGGATGAATTGGTGGAAGTGATCTGCACCGACACCGAAATGTTGTAGAGACCGGCGTTGGCGATAACAACGCGGGACGCAGGCGTACCCAAAGAAACGTCGTTGGCAATCTCGGTGTTGGTAAAAACCAACGCATACGCCGTGTTAGCCGCTGCGGGCGATTGCGTGTTGAGTTTGGTAAACTCGCCGTAATAAATCTGCTGCTCAATTGTCGGGCGCACGAAGATCACGCCGTCAGTGGTGCCGACCTGCAACACCGCCGCCACCGGCACCACATTATCAGGCGCGGTCGGCTTCACGTTGGTAAACGCCCCCGCGACTGTTGGTGAAGCGTAGAGAACGTCACCTAGAGCAAACGCGCTGGTGTTTACGTCGCGCACAAAGCCGAATGTGGTGCAGTAGCCCCTATCCCCGCTATCGGGCAAATCGTGCGTCATGACGCCAACGACATACAGCGTGTTTGTTGCGCCGTTGGCGAGGTAGGGGGAGACTGACAGGGCGCTGTCAGGCACAGCCCCTGTGAAGCCGACAACCGTGCCATTGGGGATTGTCACGCCGGTAAAGTTTGCGACCCTAGCATATTGCTCCAGCCCCACCTGCTGAACAACATCATACTCCATGCCGATGTTGAGGGTCTGGTCAAAACTGTTCCATCCTGCGCGAGCAATGCGGTTTACGTACGGCGCGTCTTGCTCCCAATCTAAATAGTTGGTGCGCAGCGTGTTGGAGTTTTGGATCGCGGGCGCGGTCAAAGTTGTCTGGTTCAATGCTTGCAATTCAGCCGTGAGCGACGCCGCGGCGGCGTTTGCATCTGGCTGCGTCTCTGTCGTTTGCGCAAGCTTGGCCAGCATGGCGTCATAGGACGCCAACAGCGATGAAGTGTCTGGCGAGAGTTCAGTTTCGGCCTGGTTGTTTTGCGTAGCCGTCAACAGCGACAAAAAGAACCGATACCATTCACGGCTGATCGCACCGCTGCGGTCGTCGATCAACGCGACGCGCGGCGGCGTAAGCTGCGTAGGGTTGATTGGGGCAACCATCAGGCCCGCGTCCCGCTCAGTATCAACTCAGCGCCCATGATGTAGACGCGCACCGGATCAGTACCCGATATTTCATACACCCGGTCGCGAATCTTCATGGTAGCGCCGAGACGCCGCCAGATCGTGCGGTAGCCAAACTGGCCAATCATGCCCATCGGCTTCCAGTGTTCGTTTGACCATGTATGGCCACCGTCATCCGACCAGCGTAACATGGCCTGTGGGTCACTGCCCTGCACAACATTAAACGACAGCGCAATATACTTGCCATCTTCGGTTAGCAAGAAGTCGTCATTCTCTGCTAACAGAAGCCCTGTTTCAGGGCGTTGCCCGGTAAGGCCAACGCCTGTCTCGCAGTCAAGCTGCATGGCGTGCTGAATGGTACGGGTCAGGTTGTTAGCGCCAGTTGGCAGCGCCCGCCACGACCGCAGCCATTTCTGCGGCTGGCCGTTGTCGGCGTATACGTCCAAATCAAACGTGTAGATGTTGCCGTTCTCATAGTCGCCGACGATGATGTTGCCACCAAAGTTGCACATATTATCGGCGCGGTGACGGTAGAATACGCCATCGGCAAACGCCGCGCGCTCATGCCAAGCGCCCGTCGCTACGTCAAACACCCATGTCGTGTCGGCGCTGGGAAAGTTCAGCACATAAAAGCTATGGCCATCCTGCTGGTATGTGTAGCCGGTGGCATCTGAGATGTTACTGTACTGCTGAAGCTGCCATTCGATAGCGTGCGTCGAGACGCGCTGGCCAATGTAGCCCGACGCGCGATAGACCATACCCTGACCACGGGCGTCCTTACCCAGCCAGTAAATCTGGTTGTCCATCTTCGCGACAGAATACGGGGCCGCGCAACCGAGTTCGTTAAACGCGCCTTGGATGCGAGCCAGCGGGAAGTCCAACAAGCCAGCGTTGTACCAGACTTCAGTTGTGTCGGTGCCGAACACCCACAGTTCGCGGTGATCGGTTAGCACCGCGACAACGCCGTCAGGCGAACCTTCGGCGCTGGCAAAGTCCAGCGGGTCAATGCTGGTGCCGTCCAGCAACTGCGTCACCCAGATTTTCTGGCTGTTTGGCTCGTTGAACACAAAGTAGCCGTCCAGATACGACACCGTAACCGCGCCGGGGAAGTCAGGGTCAGTGATTGGCCCAAACGCGCCCGTGCTTTCGTTGTAGATGTAGCTGTCAGGATTGCAGGCAATAAAAATCTGCGTGCCGTTGTCTGCAATGGACACGGGGCCAGTGCCGCTAATTGCGCCAAGAAATTCTGGAGTAGCCGTGAGGCCAGTCAGCTTATAGAACCCGCTACCTGACGCGACGTAAAAGTCCGCGCCGTTGGTTTGGTGCGCCCACAGCCCGCGGATAGGGCCGGTGCCAACTGTCTGCAAGAAGTTGAGGCCAGGCGCACGCTGAAGAAACGCAGGCTCCTTGCCGCCTTCCGGAACGACTTCCGGAAAGAGGTTGACCATGCGGTTGTCTGCGGCGTTGACGCTTCGAGCGACATACGCCGACCCTAAGATCGGCGTTTTCATCAGTAGTTGCCTGCGTAGATGTTGAACCGTTGCCGCGACGCCACAAGGCTGTAGGGCATGGACATGATGTCGTCGGGGTTATTGATGCGCTTGAGGTTGCGCTTGCTGGTCATGGCAATGCGCATAACCTGTGAGGATGGTTCCATACCAAACTCAGGCGACATCTCCGTAGCAAGATTGTACCGGAAGGCGCGCAGATACCCTGGTGGGAAATGCAGCGTGGTGGCCAGCGTTGCAGGCTGCGTCAGTTCTTCGACAGAGATGAAGTGCCATTCCAGATCGCGCGTGGGGCGCGGGTAGATGTACATCTCAATGTCGGGGAACGTCATGTTGACAAAAATGACTTGCGGGAAGGTCGAGGTAACCGTCTTGACCGCAATGCCATTGTACTGCTGCTGGTTGATAAACTTGATGCCGTAGCTGACGCCCGTGCCGGGGTCTTTAAAATAGGTGCTATCGTCGAGCAGCACAGGGCGGTTGCCGATGAAGTCGCCAGACGGCCCCAGCGTGCGCGACAGTATTCCCGATGGCCATGTGAACACCTGATCCTGTGTGGAGAACACCGACAACCGTTCAGTGTTCCAGCTTTCAATCATTTGTTGCATTGCCATCAAAGCATCTTGCGACGTTTCCGCCGAGGGAACTTCGCCCTCAGCCAAAACGCCCAGCAGGCGCAAAGAACCGTTGATGATGTCACCCGCGGTGGCCGTGCTCATTTGATCTTCCTTTGCTTGGCGGACGCCGACATTTTTAACCTTGCTTCAACAGAAGGCTTTATGCCGATGTGTGACGCGCTAATTTTTGCGCGAACTTTAGGCGACCGCGGTACCCCCCGCAAAGCAGCCGCCCGTTTTGCAATCGTTTCGGGAGATTGTTTGCTGCCAAGGTGCGACTGCCGCATTTTCTCGCGTGCTTCTGGGGATCGTTTCAAACCAAGGCACGAGTCTGCTATGCGGCGTTTGTTGTACACGGGGCGAAAAAAATCTAGCCAAACTTGCTCGCGCTGAATTAAATCTTCTTTGCGGTCAACAGACTCGATAATCTTCCAATCAAACGCAGTAGCGCCGTACTTATGGTAAGCGTTTTGTAGGTGCTGGCAAGCGTGTATGTTCTTACGAAGATCGTGGGTATGGCGACGCCATCTCCGCGCGACATCAACCGCAGACCCCACATACATATCGGAAGTCTTAGAGTTTACAATCGCGTAGATGGCGCTGGGCATTGGTTAGCTTTCCTGCTTCGCGCGGGGGCGTCCACGCCGCTTAGGTGCCGCCATCTCGTTGACAGACTCGTCGTCGTCATCGTCCGCCAACACGGTTGACGTATTGATATCATACCGCTGCCAGCCGCTCATTGCATCATAATTCGCTTCTTCATCTGAGATAGCGACTTTTGCCCCGTGCGACGGGTGAACCATGTAAATGACAGACATAAAATTCCTGTAAAATGGACGGCCCGAAGACCGTCCACCCTATTAGACGCAGTGAAGGATCGCAAAGTTTATCACTACTGCTTCCGACAGCGTACCGCCAGAAATGTTGCGCAGGCTGATGCTGACAGAGCCAGCAGCCAGCGAATTAGCAAACACGTTGTACGAACCAGCGGTTGCCTGCCCACCCGAGATAGTAAGAACAACAGTGTCATTTGCAGAAATGAAGCTGTTGGTCAGCGTGAACGTAGCGTTAGTGGCAGTAGTCAAAGACGCATTGTTCATCGTAATGACGCCTGCTGGTTTGTTCAGCGTGACGCCAGTAGACTTGCTGGTGGCCTGCGTGACAGTTCCCTGTGCGGCAGCAGTGTAGCCGATCTGCTCGTCGGCCAAGAGATACTGTGCGCCGATGATGTCCTGGTCAAGAAACGCTACGCCGATAGATTTTGTATTAGCCATTGTAATACTCCTCAAAAGGTTGCCCCGACCGAAGCCGGGGCAAACCGATTAGCCAGCGATGCGGTACAGATTGTACGTTGCGTCGCCAGTCTTGACCGCGCGGAACAGGACGCTCTTAGATGCGACCCCCGTACCGACGCCAACCAGCGTCCAGCCCGTACCAACCGTAATGGTTGGGACGCCCGTGCTGGTTGCGATCAGCGAGATGTCAAACGACGAGCCAACGCGGGCGCTGCTGAAATCAGCGTCCGTAAGCGCAGCCGTTGGCAGCACAAGGTTGGCAGTGCTTGACGACGTGTAAACGACAAGGCCACCGGCCAGATCAAGCGTCGTCAGGGTCACACCAGCAGTGTACGCGGTCGGGATAGCCGAAGGCGCAAACAGGATTTCATTAGCGTTGCCATCGCCGACCTGATAACCGCCAGCGCCATTGGGAATTGCCATAGTATATTCCTTTCAAAATGAGTGGCCCCCGGC